GTCCATTGCCGGCCACCCGCGCTCCCCCGGCGTTTTGCTTGCGATCGCGAGCCGCGTGACGCAACGGCAATCGCCACCCGGAGCACCGCGCATGGCGGTCGCAGCATCGCCGATGGCGCGGATCGGCAACATGCGGTCGCATCATGGCGCGGACACCTAGCCAGTACGCCTACACCCGCGCCCGCACCCGTACGCAGGGCCTGAAGGGGGGCAGGCATCCGCGCGCCCGCAAAATCTACTAATCCCCCACAATCGGAACCTGAGTTCCTAGTTTTGGGGGTTGTTTGGGCGAGCTTTCTCACCCAGAGGCGCACCCAAGGCGCACCCAAAACCGTGATACTGCGAGGCACAGGAACACCACGCACACCCAAAATGCCATCGCGGGCACCACTGTGAAAAACAGGTCACCTTGGCGACGTGCGCAGCTTCTCAGCCTCTTCACGCGCACGCGCGTCAAGAGGCTTTTACTAACCGCTTGTTACTCAACGCTTTTTCCACTTTTCGGCGTTACTTTTAGGGGGAGATTTTTCGCAGTGACGGTTGCGAAGGGGTTTTGGGTGGGAAGGGTGGGAGTGTGGCTTTGCGTATCACGGTTTTTGGGTGTTCCTTGGTGTTCCTGTGGGTGGGAGTGTGGGAGCTTTCGCTCCCCCGTGGCCTTGGTTTTTTCGGGCAACGGGCGGCTGGTTGGGGAGGAACCCTGCGGGTTCCTTTTTTCGACGCTGCGCTACATCACTTGGACCTGGCTGCGAGGTGGGTTCTGGTTGACGGTTTACTGCGGTTTGCGTAGGCTTTTGGGATGGGAAGGCGCGACGACGAGACGGAAGACGAGGCTTTACCGGTGGAGGTAGAGGCGGCGTTGAACGAGGTATCGTTGGCATTTGGGCGTGTTGGGTATCCGAACGAGGCGATGGACGCGCTTGGGCGGTTGGCGATAGTGGAGTACCGTGGTGCGCGGCGGGCGATTGACCGGCGGCAGTGGCACACGCAGTTGTTGGCGGTAGCGCGGCAGTGCGGCGGCGCGGATGAGGCGGATGAGGTAGCGCCTGGTCCTGGCGAGTTGGACACGGAGTTTTGATGCTTGGGCCGGGGGCATCGGCTGCGGGGACGACTGGTAAGAAGACGGTCAAGTCTGTCAAGGCCCGGATGGACCGGCACACGCAGCACGGTCGGGACCGGCAGGATGCGATCCGGTGGAGCATCAACAGCCGAGCGCACCATGAGCACGCGGCCCGTGTTCGCCAGCGGTATTACAGGGAGTCGCACATGCGCAACGAGCAGGATCAGCGGGCGTTGACGGGGACGGCGGCGGCGACGATTCGCGGTGAGTTGCGGAAGGCGCAGGCTGAGGCGCAGGACGTGACGACGCCTGCGGGCGCGGCGGGGGCTGCGATTCCGCAGGCTCAACTTCTTCGACGCAACTTCAAGGAGTTTTGCTTAGCTGGCAGGATTCTGAACAAGCAGGCGCAGCGGGTTCCTTTTCGGTGGACGAGCGCGCAGTTGGAGATGGCGCGGCTAATGGCGATTCAGCAGGCGGCTGGCCGTCCGGTGATGCTGATAGTGGCGAAGGCGCGCAAGTGGGGGTGTTCGCTTCAGGCAACGTGGTGGCTTGGGTGGCAAATGGTGCGCAACCCGGACGTCGGCGTAATGGTGGTGGTCCACAAGACCAGCAGCCTTGCGGAGTTTCGGGCGCGGTACAGGCAGCTTTTCGCGGACTTGCCATCGTCGCTGCGGATAGAGGTGTGCGTTGACAACGCGAGTCGGATGCAGTTATCGAACGGCAGTTATGTGGACTTCTTTTCAGCAGGCACTGCATCGACGGCGGACAACGTTGGCCGCGCGTCTGGCTACCAGTGGGCGCACATGACGGAGATACCGTTCTGGGCTTCGCCAGAAACGACGATGACTGCGGCGCGCAACGCCGTGTACTTGGACGGCCCCGGCACCGGCATCATCCTCGAAAGCACGCCGAATGGGGCGCACGGGCTTTTCTTTGAGGAGTACATGCGGGCCAAGCGCGGCGACTCGGACTTTGTGCCGTTTTTCGTGGCGTGGCACATGGTTGACGAGTACGTCAAGACGCCGACGTTGGAGCAACTTGATCTATGGAACCGCTGGCGGGAGTGCGGCGATCCGGCGCTGGCCAAGCGGGCTGGCTGGCTGGACGACCCCAAGAAGCGTATCGACAGGTTCGCGCTCAGTTGTGGACAGTGGAACTGGTGGAACTTCTGGCTAAAGAACCAGTGCCGCGGCGACCTCAAGACGATGAACCAGGAGTACGGCGACGACGACGTGACGTGCTTTCTCACCAGCGGTCGCGGCGCGTTCGACGATTCGACGCTTGAGATTGCGCACCAGATGGCGACGGCCAGCCGCCCGGAGTGGCGGATGGGCCTGGTGCGCATGAATCACATCAAGCACGAATACGAGTTTTCCGACGAATACCAGATCGTTTCTGTCCGCGAACACCCTGTGCCAGGCGCTGAGTACTTGGCGGTGATGGACCCCGCGATGGGCGGCAGCAACACGGCGGACTGGACGGTGCTGTACATCGCTCGCCGCTGGCCGGATCGGCTGGAAATCGTGGCGAAGTACAAGAGCCGCGCGCAGGTTCACGGTGTCTGCGAGGCGACCGAGCCGTTGCTCAAATGGTTCGGCAACCCGCTGTTCGCGATCGAGTGCAACCGCGGGGAGGCGCACATCCACGAATTCCGCACGCGCGGGTATCCGCGGCTGTATCGACGCCAGAAGTTCAACATCGTGGAAGGCGACCGGCTTGCAGACGCGATCGGCTTCTACACCGACCGCCGCAACCGCAACATGCTTTTCACCGCGCTGACCAAGTACATTGAAACCACCACGCTGCTTGGGCTTGACGATGACCTGTACTCCGAAATGCGAACGATGGTGACCAACGAGGCGGACGGGCGCAAGGAGGCGGCGAAGGGGTGCACCGACGACAACGTGGTTGCCGCTGGTATCCTTTGCTTCTTGGACGAATCGCTGACGCTGAACGACGCTCCGGCCACCCCGTCGCCACGGCAAAGCGAACTTGCCGCCGAAACCAAGCGCCGCGACGTCCTGCTAGTCGAGGCCATCCGCCAAGCGCCAAAGCGCTCGCTCGCGGCCCCGACCGACGCGGAAGAAGCCGCTGGTTACGGGCAGGAATCAGCGTTCTATTGACGCGCGCCACCGCGAAGGCCAAACTGCACGCGGGCAAGCGCCCGGGACGCCATGCTTCTCACAGCCGCCTTCATCGCCGCCGCCGCAGCCCTGCTCGCCATTGGCGCGCTGTATGGCGAGGTGCGCGCACGCAAGGCAGCGGAGGCCAAGGCGAACGACCTGGCCGAGCGCCTGGTCGGCACGCTCGCCGCACTGCAATCCGAGCGGGTGTGGCTATCCGCCGCCCGCGGCCCGGCGGTGCAATACTTGCGCGACCAGCAGAAGGCCGACGCCGAAAACTGGCGCGCCAACTTTTCGACGTCGGATTGAGGGAACGATGCCTTTGCGCCAAATACCCTACAGCCAAGTGCAGCGCGAAATGGCCGCCAACCGCCACCCGCTGACGGTCGGCCCCGGCTCCGCTGAGGTCGTGTCGCACGACCCACAGACAGGCGAAAGCATGGTGCGTGACCGCCAAACGCTGGCCGTCATGCCGTTGAGCGTGTGGAAAAAGTACAACCCGCTGGGAGCCGTCGTGTCGCGCGGCATGCCGATGGACGTTGCGCAAGGCGACCCGCCAATCCCATACGTCCGGCAGCAAGAGCCTCCGTGGGGTTCGTTCCCAAAGTCTCCGCCACAATCGGCTGTGACGGCCCGCCCGCCGCCAACTCAGCCCAGCCAACCCGGCTTGCCTTGGTGGGTCGCAGCCGCTCCGGGCATCGCCAACGCAGCGGTGCAATCTGGCCTTGGCGACAAGGCGCTTGAGGGACTGCGCTATCTCGCCAGCGCGCCGGTCGGGCAATTGCAGGCCGCAGTTCCCACGCGAGGCGTGAGCAAGCCAGCTGCAACGGCGGGTGGAGGAACAACCAGCGCCGGGTTCCCGACGATGCGCCAGTTTGGCGGCGGGGCACCGTTGCCGATGCTCGATCGTCCGTTCGGCCAACCAAAGGCCCCGGCGTATAACTACCACATCGAGATGCTGAAATCAGCGGACGCTGGCGACGCCTACGCCCGCGACTTCACCAACCTGCGCGAGCAAGCGCGGGCTGCTGCGGCAGAATCATCCAAGCGTGGCGAGCGGTTCGTGTTCGTCCCGTTGCACGACTACCGCGACAACACGCTGCACATCGTCAACGCGAACGGGGCCGATGTGGTGCTTGACCTCAAAGACGAGGGCGACAAGCGCGAGTTTCTGCGCATGGCGGACAAGATCGGCGTTTCGCCCATGGAAATCATGGAGTGGTCGCGCCGGTCCAGCCGCCCGCTCATGGCCTACAACCGCCCGCCCGGCAACATCGGCGAGACCGCGCCCGACTTCGGCAGGTTCGGTCGCCCCGCGCCAGAGCAAGGGCAGGTTCCTTCAATGCCGCCTCGGCCCGGCACCATCCGCAGCCTTGCGGAAGGCCCGTCGCCGCCGACCATCCCGGAGCCGCGGCCTCCAGCGCCGCGAGCGTTGTCAGTCGCTGACGCGATTGCTCTGGACCCAAACGAGGAACACGCCTTGCGGCGTCTCGGCATGTACGATTGGGACGCAGAGCAGATGCGTCCGCTCCCTGGCGACATGGCGCGGCCAGCGCAGCGTGCGCCTTCACGCCGGGAATACGACGCCCCGCAATCCGTGCGTCCCAACCCGCGCCCGGTGGTTGAGGAAGAGCCGCGCCGCCGCCTTGGCCCTATCTAGGAGACGCAGATGTTCCAAGCCCGCCCTAAAGACGAAGCACCCGACTGGACCGATACGCTGACCCAGAAGGGCATCCCCGTGGGCGGCGCGCTGGCAGGCGGCATCCTCGCTGGCTACTACACCGGCGGCAACCCCGCCGCGATTGCCGCTGGCGCGCAAGCTGGCTACGGCCTTGGCGAAACTGTCGGCGGCCTGATCAGCGACAAGCCGGGCAGCCCAGAGCAAACCCGCTTGGGCACCGCAGCAGGCGTCATGGGCCTATCCGGGCTCGCTAACTACGCCCGCGGCCAACGCCAATACGGCACGCCACAAGTCAGCGACACCGGCAAAGATCCGCAGCGCCCAGGCGTGTCTCCAGTGTCCACCTACGTCATGCCGGACAAGGCAGCGCCAGTCGGCGTTCCCGACGACAACCGCAAGTGGAAGTGGGGGCCGCCAGAGTGAAGCCGTCGCCACAAGAAATCACCCAGCGCATTGCCGATTGCGAAGTCGGCATGTGGACCATCGCCGCCGATTGGTTGCAAAACAAGTGCTTCGCGCACCTTTTGCAGTACCTCGCGCCAACCGGCGACCGCGAGTTGTTGCGCATCCCCGAAGTCCCCAAGGACTCCCGGCGCATCGTGGTCAGCCTGTACGGCGACGCCCGCCGCACGCTCATCGCCAAGTACACAGCCCAACAGCCGATCCCGGTCGTCACGCCGTCGTCCTCGTCGTCCGACGACCGGAGCATCGCCCGTGAATGCGGGCACTTGCTGGCTGACTTCTGGCGCACGCACCAACTTGGCCGGGAACTGGACTACTCGGCGCAAGACGCCCTGGACTGCGGCGGCCACTGGTGGAAGATCGCGTGGGATCCGACCGCTGGCGAACAGGTCCGCGTCGCCAAGAACTCGCCCAGCGACCTGTCCGACGCAGAGGTCGAAGTCGTCGAGGTGCCGACCGGCGACTTGTGCGTCCAGTTCGTGTCCAACTTTGAGATGCGCGTTGACCCCACCGCGACCCGCCTGGAGTCAGCGGCGTGGCTGTCGCGCGTTCACTACCTGTCCGTCGAGGAAATCAAGGAGCGGTGGGGCAAGACCGTCCCCGCCGACATGGTTGGGTCGCGCCCAAGCATCATCCCGTCCGTCGAATGGATCCTGAACCCGCAGAAGTGCTACGCGCAGAACATCGCCCGTGTCGTCGAAACATGGCACCGCCCGTCGCCAGCACACCGCAAGGGCTACTACTGCGTCAGCTCCGAAACCGAAATCCTGCACTGGACGCCGGAACTGCCAGATGGCGAGTTCCCGTTTGAGTACTGCGAGTTCGACCCCGACGCCGACAACTTCTACGGCAGTTCGCCCATGTCGGCTGCCCGCCGCCCGCAAGCCGAACTCAACGGCGTTCTGTCGATGATGTCCGACGGGCGCTCCCGCGGCGGGCACGGCGCATGGCTGCAACCACGCGGCTGCGCCATGGACGTGCCGACTGGCCGCCCCATGGAAGTGCTGGGCTACAACGCCAACGACGGCAAGCCAGATTTCATTGAGCCGCGACCAGTCGCCCCGCAAGTGCTTGAGTTCATCGGCGTATTCAGCGACTTGCTCGGTCGAACCAGTGGGGTCAGCGAAACCGACTCGGCCACCAGCGGGCGCGATCGCCTCTACGCGGCAGAACAGGACAACACCAAACTCGGCCCGGCGCTTCGCTCGCTGCACGCCTTCCTCAAGCGCGTCGCCATCAAGATGCTGCGCACCTGGCAGCGGCACGCCACGTTCGACATGACCTACGCGGTCAGCGATCCCAACCAGCAATCCGACGTTCGCACATTCTCGGCCAAGAAAATCAAGTTCCGCGACGTGGACATGTCGATTGACTCGGCGCTGCCGCTCAACCGCCAAGCCAAGCGCGAGCAAGTCCTTCAGTACTACCAGGCCGGGCTTATCGACATGCAGCAGGCCAAGCGCATGTTGGAGTTCGGCGACGTCGAAGATGTGGTTGGCACCGCCAACCTGGACCGCGAGCGCGCCCGCAACGAGAACACGTTGCTCTACGTCAGCCCGGTCCTGGTCCGCGAGTGGGAGGACCACGCGATCCACCTCGAAGAACACCTGTCCGAAATGAAGCAGGCCCGCGCTTACGATGCGTTCGACCAAAACCCTAATGTTCAGGCGGCGTTTGAGCAACACTGCGCAGAACACCGCTTCTACATTCAGGCCGCGCTTGGCATCGGCTTGACAAGTGGCCCACCAGGTGCAGACAATGGCGGCGGCGTTGGCCGGATGGCCGACGTTCCGGCGGCGAACGCGAGCAACGCGACGGTGCCAGTGCAGTCCGACGTGACCGACCGCGACAATGCGGCGCTGGGCGTCATCAACGCGAGGAGCGCA